GTTGTCCTTCATCACAGCACGGCTAATGCCTGTGATGTTGTCGTATGGTGGTGGTGGATTGGCCATGATCTAAATATTCCTCGTTGGAGTATTTAGTTATTATTTTTCAATAACCCCGGAAGGGCCGGACTGGGCTGGTGTGATTTACCAACGCAGGTTCTAGGCTGTTTGGAGTGCTTATTTGTACTTTTTTAACAGGTAAGCCGGCCATTTTCAATGCGTGATCAATAGCCGGGCCCACGCCGTCATTGAATCCAGCAATTACCGCATCTTCACCAAAAGCTGCTTCTGCTGACCATGCAGGTAATTTGCTAGTAATGCCATCTGTTCCAGCGTCACTTCTGGCACGAGCTATTGCTACACCTAGTCTATAGATTTGATACGGATCACTAGATTTCACCCCGGGCAAAGTAAACACATGATTCATGGGATCTCCTTGCTCTGGCGGCAATGTTGCTTGTTCAGCAATGAACTCACGGGCTCGCATTACTTGTAACCCTTGAACGCCTGCACAGGGCTTGTGGTGTTTACTGCTGGGTGCTCTTGTGAGTTAAGATCACCATGATTTAAATCTTCGTGGTGGCTGCCAACTGCCTGATAGGCTTTTTTCAACATATCTTGTTCTTCTGGAGTGTAAGGTGCAGCAATATTGTTGCGGCCTGCCCATGACTCGCCATCTAGTTCAGGCACAAATGTGCCGTCAGTTGATGCCACAGCCATCATGATACGGTTGAGTTCGTACACACGGTCAGCAAATTGTTTGTCTCTAAACTTGTTGAGTCCCACAGTGGCAAAACGTTGACGAGTTGATATGTCGCCAACTTTTTGTTCAGCAATGAACTCACGTGCTCGCATTAACCGTTGCCCACACCATTTTCACCAGCAGTGGCAGAACTAGCTGTGCCAAGTTCTTGGATAGTGACGTTGCCGCCTACTATTGTGAGTTTGTTGCCAACGCCAACATAGATGTCTTGACGACTGTTTGACGGAACTGCTACAGCATTGCTGTAAATGTTTCCCACTACTGTGCCTGCATTGGCCCAGTTACCCGTGGCTGGATTTTGGTAAGTTAATTGTACCGCTTCAACTTGAAACGTCACAGTATTGCTTCCAGTGCTAATACGGGCCTTGTCTGTTTGCCAAACTTGGGCCGATGCACTTGTATATACGTTTGCTTGTGGCATTATTTGTTATCCTGTGGTGGTATTGCAACCACTGGTTGGAACAACTCGCGTGTTTGATGTAACACACCAGGAATCTCCACGGCCTGTTGCTTGTAACCCTGTGTTGCAGGGCTATGCGGATTCAGCACTGGTGGTGTTGTCAACACTGATTCATTTAGTTTCTTGGTCATATTAAACTCCGTATTGTCCTTTGTATTCACTCCAAAGATTGGCAGTAGCAGCCAAAATGCTTTCGTCTATGTCTTTTTTCTTGACAGAATTTGTTCCAGGAATTTTTTCTCCAACTTTGATATTATCGTCAGCAAGTCCCTTGGTAAACAAATTACCTTCTTCAGTTTTTTCTTCGTCAACTTCTTTTTTCTTTACGCCGGCCATTTCCATCATGCGCTTGATAGCATCTTCTTCTTCAGCAGCATAACTCTCTTGACGCTCTTCTTGGCTGGCCAATACTGGCACAGTTGATTGTCCAGTTGACTTGGGTTTGTTCAAGCCGCCTGAGTATTCAAAGTTGTCTTGTGCGCCTTCTTGATTGGTTGGATAGTCAGGTTGATTTTCAGTTGGCTGTGTGTCGCCATACGCTTCGTCTACTTCACTATCACCGCATGAGCAATTGGGGGTGCCGCAACCACAAGCAGACTGATATCCAGATCCGCCGTAGCCTTGATCACCACCACCGCCAAGACCTGCAGACTTCAACAAAGTTGCTAACTTAACAGCATCTTCGTCGCTAGCTGTGATAGTTAGACTTTTGCCGCCTTCAGTTGAGTTGCTCATGTTGATACTCATGCTTTCAGAAATCATTGTTTCTAAATCACGATTAAAGCTGTCGTAGATGCCTTTGCCAAAAGTCATGCCTTTAGCACTGCTGTTACTGCCACTTGTTGCTACTGAACCTGCTGTTGTGCTAGACTCTTCAACTTCTTTTTCTTTTTTCTTGGGTGCCTTTTCTGGCAAGCCTTTGTGCTTGGTACTTGCAAAATCTTCTGCGTCGCCCTTTTTCATTGTCTTGGCAACTTTGCCAACTTCTTTGCTGGCAGGCTTTTCACCTTTTTGTGCGGCATGAACCATGCCCATGAACTTTTGTTGCTTTTTGCTTACAGCTTTTTCGTCAACTTGTTCAGCACCGTCGGCTGCTTTGCTAACTTTGTAGCCAGCTTTCTTTAACAATGCCATAGCTTGTTTAACGTCACCGCCTTCCTCATCGCCTTCGTTGGTTTTCTTAGATTTTGCAAATCCAGATTGACCGTGTGCTGTGCGATCAGATTTACGTGCATTGGCTGTTGTGCGTTCTTGACGTGGGCCACCTGTTGACTTTGGACGGCCACGACCACGCTTTTGTGGTTCAGCATCAGACGTGTCATCAGCGCCTACTGAATTGCCTTGGTCATCAACTCTGCGAGTTACTTTACGGCCTGTGGCAGTGTGTTCAATATCATGCTTGTGGCCACGTTCAATGGATCCAACACGAGGTTTTTCTGCACGGGGCTTCTTCCATGATGTAAACGGATTGTCATCATCAGTTTCTAAAACTTCATCAACATCGGGTCTAGAACCTAAGTAAGTGAATCTACCATTGGGGTCATCAATTTCATGAAAAGCCAATTTTGCTTCTGCTGCACTGGTGGCCTTGACTTGAGTGCTGAGTTGTTTACCCGGTTTGGTGCTATCTTTGTAGGCAACTGTATAAGTGGTAGCACCTTGAGTCTCGCCCATGGATTTCTTGCCACCACCTTTGCGGAGCATAGCAAAGTCATTGGCATCTAGTTTGCCGTTGTTGTTCTTGTCTAATTTCTTTTGGCCACCACTGAGTGCAGACTTCATTGCTTCAGCAGCAACGTCACCTAACATTTCGTCAACTTCTTTCTTGGCGCCGGCAATCTTGTCGGCAAAAGTAATTTTATCTGTTGGTGGTGCCAGTGCAGCAAATGATTTTTGCTTGGGCGACATTGGAGAACTTCCTTCGCCAAATTGAACGTTGTCGCCTGCTGAGAATTGGATGCCAGCCAACCGTTTTGGCAACTTACCTTTGGCAATAATGAAATCTAGTTCTCTTTCAGTTGGACCTGCTTGTTCAAGATCGTTGGCTAGATCCTGCATCGCATCATTGTCCCATATTTCGTCGCCGTACAATGCAGCAATAGCATCTAACACTTTGTCAAAATCAATTGGGGCAGTTACTTCTTTGACAATTTTTGGATTTGGCTCATCACCCGGCTTCAGGCCAGTTTGTGGAAGGCCCATCTTGCGTTGCAAGTCACGTATTTGATCAGCATCGCTGCCGCCAGTTAGTTTGTCAAGTGTGTTACCAGTAAGTTTTTTAGCTTTTCTAGCAATACCGCCAATGCGTTGAACCAGCTGCTCCATGCCTTCGTCAACAGACTTGTCGTCATACTTGTCGTACTTGTTTCGTACTGGGTCAAGATCTTTACCTTCACGTCCTGCTTTGGCCAAGGCTTCCATTCCTTGTTTGCCGTATTTTTCATAGACCTTGGCAGCGCGACTCATGTCGCGTTCGTTCAATTGCTTGTGAGTGAGTTCAGGAGTGGCGCGGATCTCGTCCAGCTTTTTGTTTAAGTTGTAAAAAAATGTCATTTGAATTATCCTCTTGGGTGTGAGCCAGTAGCTGGCTTTGATGGGCGTTTGATATTGCTCATAGGACTTTTATTTCCCATTGGCAATTCATTTGTAGTTTTTGCTACTGGAGTTTTACCACCAGCTACAGTAAAATCTGAACGATATGCATTTTTTAACACAGCATGATCGTAAGGACCAGTTGCATAATCTTTGCTTAAATCTTTTTGCTTGGCGTCAGGAGCAGGGTAATCAGTGTCTGTTAACAAGTCCTTGTTTTCAGTATCAATCTTGGTTGCTTCTGTATCAAGGCTTTCTTCGTACGGTGTTGTATTCATCACAATACGATTTGGGTCTAGGCCTAACAACTGAGCCAACTGTTTGATTTGTGGTTCAACTGCGGGGTACTTAAACTCCACATCCACAATGTTCATTGGTTGATTTGGGAAGGCTGGAAAATCTGAGATTTCCTTGCGAATCGGAGTGGTCTTGGGCTTTGAGATTTTAACAATATCAAATTGTTCGCACTTTGATTCAAGCTCTTTAAAGAAGCCTTGTGGCACTTCGCCTACCACTTTGATGCGGTATTGGTATGTGCGTTCACTTTCGGCTAGGTATTTTGCAAATGGTTTCATGTCATGATCCTGTCTTATATTTATTCTTTCTTGGCGTTTTGGTCTTTAGCTTGCAACAATCGTTCCAATAGATCGTTGCGGCTTAAAACCACGCCGTGTGCTGTTTGTGCAGTAGGTGAGTCAATATCAATTTCTGCTTGTGACTGATCTAGCTTCATTTTTTTCATTTGTAAGTCAATTATCTTGAGTTTTTTATCCAACTTGGCAGTTTTTGCTGTGATAGCATGTCCAAGCATGGTGCCGGCTGTGGAAAAAATTTCAGCAGCAAATCTTGAGTCTACTTGCATGCCCAAGTCCATGAGATCTTTGTAGCTGGCTTTGGCAAGATCGCTAAGTTCATCCATTTCCTGATCAGTAGCATCTAATCCCTTGACTGCTGGCAAAGCATTATCAATTTTATCAATTGCATCGTCAAGAGCTGCCAATGTTTCACGATTTTGTGGCAATTGGGGAATGGCAATATTCACTTCTTCATCAGAAGGTGGGAGGTCAAAAAGTTCTTCAAGTTTCCGCGTCATGCGGATATTTATGGGTCAAGGACGACCGTTGTGGAACATTTGGTCTTCAGTAATTACCCGAAACATCAGTCCCTGGCGCTTGCACCATCTGGTGGCCGCGTCCCATTTGGCGTAGTTAATAGCAACTACTGCACGGTCTCTTGAGCTCATCTTTGATTCAACAACACTTTGTTTTTTGGGCTTGATCTCAATGAGTTCAGCCCGTGTTGTGTTGTTTCTAGTACGATATGTAATTAGAAAATCAGGCACATACACTGTTTGCTTGCCTGTTAGTGGATGTCGATATGGTATCTGGACTGCTTCGCTAGCCCACTGTAATACACTTTCGTTCATGTCACAAAAGCGCATAAAACTAAGTTCCCACCCTGATCGATAACGAGGTTTTTTATTGCCTACATATTTCTCTCCGTGGATTACATCGTATGTGCCTTGCGCCCAGTTGCCCATTACTGTATTACATTTCTAGCAGCATAGTAGTTTGGAACTACAGGAACGCCAATACCTAACAGTGTAGCACGGCTACGAATGCTGTTCAAATAGTATGCTAAGTTTACATTTAAACTTAGTCCTGCACTGCCTTGCTGAAATCCGTCAAGCAATGTTAATGCTGGAACATTGGTCTCTTCGGCAATTCTAAATAGAGATGCAGTAAAATTTCCCGCAGCAGTGCGGTCCGTCATTTGTGTTAGAAACCACGAATGCACAATGTCATATTCTGCTGCTGGAACATTAGAATCGTACTCGTAGAAACTATCAAACACTCTAACAGTTTGATCAAGATTGTAATTGGTGTAATTAATGCTGGCCATAATGCTTACTTACCGCCTGGGGTTGGGAAGTACATACCATTACCACGTCCTTGCACTGGTCGAATTGCTGACGGTATAGAACCAATGATTGCTTTTTGTCCCAGCGTTGTTGCTTCACTAGCAGCAATACTCTTGATACTTTTGCCTTTAAATGTGTTGTATGCTGTGCCAGCTTTTTGTGCCGCACCTAGAACACCTAACAACCCACCACTTTGTAAATCTTCCAAGATGCCACCTCCTGCGTCTAGTAATCCGCCTTGACCAAACACTGTTGCATTTGCACCTGGGCGAGAAATAGGACTAGAAGTGGTATCATAGTGTGCTGGATCAGCAAAGCCAATCACGTTGACGTCTGGTCTAGATTTACCAATAGCGCCAGAATAATACTTGACTGTTTCATAACTTACTTGCATGGTGTTGGTCATTGTGCCACCACCTTCACTGTAGTTGTACTGGTCATGAGCAAAACTGGTAATGATAGGATTAATCAGTACATATACCGAAGACTTGTGTTGGTCTAGGCCATAGATTCGTATGTCACGGAAAAATGGTGGCTTGCCTGACGTTGATAAGGCAGCAGTGTTAACGTCTTTAAAACTTTCACCAATAAAGCCCCAGTCATTTACATTACCTTGTCTTTCATCAGAATAGATATCTCTAGCATTATATCCAAAACCAGCTGGACTATTGGCATTTGCGCCCATGCTACCGTTCTGACTGTTGGCTGCTAGATAATCCTGGCTTGGGTCTTTGTAGTAGTAAGAAAAATAATTGTACCACATGTTGCGAATTAAATCGCCAGAGTCGTCATGGAATGTGATTGACACAGGATCATAGTTGATCTTGGTCTGCACAACTCTTTTACGGTTATACTGATTTAGTGTTTCAGTTTCAATGGAATACTTAGGGAGATCAACAGTTTTAACCAAGAGACTGATATTTGATATATCATCCACACCCATTGACGCAGCCAATTGTGGTATTTGTTTGTAATTAAGCGTGAAGCTAACGTGAAAAAGAAACTTAAATTTTGGTTTAAGTTCAAATGAATTTGTAGTAAATGTACGGCTTGCGTGTTGTGCGTCACGCAAGCTCTCCACACTAGTGAACCCTTTCCAGAGTTCTTGACCAAATGTTGGCATATTATGCCACCTTAGGCTTGGGTACTTGCGCCAGTAGCTGCACCAGTAGTTCTGTTGGTGCCAATAGCTTGCGCAATAGCGCCACCAATAGCATTTGTAGGACCTTGGTTAGGAACTTGCTCGCCTTCCATTTGCATTGCATTGTCATAAGCAATAGTCAAGTTAATTGTAACTGCTTCGTTGGTGCCGTAGTTCAATTCACCGTAATCAGCACCCTTGAGATAGCAACCATACAATTGCCATTGTTCAAGAATGTTTGGTACCACTGCACCATTGCCGCCGTCAAGTACTTCGATAACTGTTGTAAATTTATAATCAATACCTGCCGCTGCACTAGCTTGCTCCAAGAAGTCCAATTGCTTTTGGAATTGCTGACCAACCAGTTTACCAACTTCGCCACTAGCGTCATCACGAATTGAGCAAGCAATATCTGCCCAGGTGTGACGACCAGCCAACTTGATTGTACTGTTGTAAATAGGCAATGTGATTTCTTCAAAAGTCAAATTAGGTCTTGCAACACTAACCACTTGCTTTGTTAATTCCACTACTGATCCAGTATCTGTGCCAAAACCTAACATTGTTACTCTGAAGCGATACTTCAGCTTTGGCATCAATAAGCCTTGATTTCCCGGGTTAGCGTCGACCGGTACGCTCATTTTCGTTAATGATGAAACTGCCATTTTAGATATCTCCTATATGTTTATTTACCTGGATTGGGGGCCGAAAAATCAGCCCCCTTTCTATTAGGCTGCTGCACCAGAAATCTCACCAGTGTTCTTGATGCGCAATGGAATATAGATAAATTCCACAGCCTTCACTGGCTCAATAGCAATATCAACCCACAACTCGTTTCTGTCAATACGTGCTGGAGTGTTGTTACTGTCATCACAAACCACCAAGTAGTCGTAAATTGCTCGCTTAGACACCAAGTCAATCATCAAGCTGTTAACTGTACTAGTAACTTCGTTACGTGTAAGAACATCGTTAGGCTCAAACAAGTACAACTTACCAATTTCTTCCAGGCGGCCACGCAAGAACGCAACTAAACGTGCAACGTTGATACGATCCAATGCTGTGGTTGTTACTGTTGTGGTCTTGTTACCAAAGTTGGTAATACCAACACCTGGGATAAACGTAATTGGATTAATGTTGCGCTCGTACAAGATATCGCGAACAGCTTGGCTTACACCAATTTGTTGGAACTCACCTGTAGCTGCATCAATGTAACCAATAGAAGTAGCGTTGTCAACAACACCACGACGTGTACCTGCTGGTGCAAACCATGGATAACTTACTGCGTCACTGCGCAAGATTGTGCGAACCATCATATGGCTTGGAGGTTGTACTACAGTATTGCCACTCAAGTCTGTAGTCTGGCAACTTGGATAGAAGGCGCCAGCATAGTTGCTTGTGGCGTTGTTTCCATCTTCAGTAGTTAGGCCGGCGCCATTGTTGTTGGTTGCCCAGGCCACCAAGCTGTTGCCATCATTAGGCAAGCGCATTGGAGTATCAGCAACCACAAACAGTGTGTTATTGCGCTCATTGCTGAGAGCAATCATGTTGACTGTTAACTCTGGGTACGCTGGTGTAGCAATAATGTTAAATTGATTTTGTTCTTCACGTGCAGCAATGCTGGTGTCAATGCCAGACTTCATTGCAGCAACAATCAATTGACGTTGCGCTAAACGACCTGACCACATGGAACCATTGTCTTTGTTACCACTAGCAGTTAACCAAGTGTTGGTGTTGATTACTGACCAATATGCTGTGTTTGGTGGTGCATTTCCAGTAGTAGTAGCTGTACATACATAAATTATACCATTGCTTACCACAAAAGAG